CCGTGCAATGCCAAATCTTATCGCTTATGATCTGTTGGGTGTTCAGCCTATGACAGGTCCTACCGGTTTGATTTTTGCAATGCGTGCTCGTTACGCTAACCAAGCTGGTACAGAGACATTCTACAACGAAGTTAACACAGGCTTCTCTGCAACACAGTCTGGCGCTAACACACAAGGCAATCAGCACAAAGGTACAGTTCCTTCCAACGGTTGGGATAACACATACAACTACGCAGCTGGAATGACCACAACTAAAGCTGAGTACCTCGGTTCTAACTCTTCACTAGTTTTCCCGGAAATGGCCTTCTCAATTGAGAAAGTGTCCGTTACTGCTAAGTCCCGTGCTCTGAAAGCTGAGTACACGATGGAATTAGCACAAGACCTGAAAGCAGTTCACGGTCTGGATGCCGAGCAAGAGCTCTCCAACATCCTGTCTTCGGAAATCCTTGCTGAAATCAATCGTGAAGTTGTTCGTACAATCAACGTCTGCGCCAAGCAGGGTTGCGTTTCCGATACAACTGCAGCAGGTATTTTTGACCTGGATACAGATTCTAATGGTCGTTGGTCAGTTGAGAAGTTCAAGGGCTTGATGTTCCAACTTGAGCGCGAAGCTAACCAAATTGCAAAAGAAACTCGTAGAGGTAAAGGTAACATCGTTCTCTGCTCGTCGGACGTTGCGTCTGCCCTGCAAATGGCCGGTGTTCTGGACTATGCTCCTGCCCTGAACTCTAACAACCTTCAAATCGATGACACAGGTGCAACATTTGCCGGTGTTCTAAATGGACGTTTACGCGTTTACATCGATCCGTATACAACAGGTAACTATGTAACAATCGGCTACAAAGGCTCTTCGGCATTTGACGCTGGTATGTTCTACTGCCCGTATGTTCCTCTCCAAATGGTTCGTGCTGTCGATCAAGACACATTCCAGCCAAAGATTGGTTTCAAAACCCGTTATGGAATGGTTGCTAACCCGTTTGCAGAAGGCGAGACAGCAGGTGGCGGTACAGTTCTCAGAGATTCTAACGTTTACTATCGTAGATTCCTCGTTAACAACCTGATGTAAGATTGCGTATATAATAATAACAATAAACGCAGACCTAAAGCCCCTGGAGAAATCTAGGGGCTTTTTTTATGGATAAATAATATTATGGCAATCACAGAATCTATTCCAGAAAATCGAAATTTTCTTTCTCCTCTAGGGTTTAAGTTTGATATTAAGAAAACCCCAGACGTAAATTATTTCGTTCAATCAGTCAACATTCCAAGTGTCACGCTTGGTGAAACAAACGTACCTACTCCTTTTGTAAAGTTGCCGTTTGCTGGGGATCATATTCAGTATGGTGCGCTTGTTGTTACGTTTAGAGTTGATGAAGAAATGCGTAATTACATGGAACTGTTCACATGGCTAAGAGAAACCGGATTTCCTAACAGCTTTGATGAGTATAAGTCCATTGCTGCAAAAGAAGAAAACAAAATGTCAGGGCAAGGAATTTATTCTGACGCTTCTCTTCTTATTCTTAACAGTGCGAGAAAACCTATCGTTGAAGTTAACTTTAGAAAACTATACCCTGTTACACTAACCGACCTTCAATTTGACGCTCGTAACGTAGACGTAGATTACATAGACACTACCTGTTCATTTAACTTTCAGACATTTGATATTAACTGGTTAATATAGTATAATACTAGCGTTACTATATGTGAGGTCGTATGAAGCTGGAAGACATTCAAAATTTATGGCGTAATGATAGTGAGATAGATCGTAGTGAACTAGGTGAAGCTAGTTTACGCATTCCTCAACTACACTCCAAATATTTCAATATATTTTCTGACGAACGTCTTGCTCTACGTAAGTATGAGTCAAGCTATAAAAAACTATACAAGCAAAAGTTTGAGTACTATAACGGTACTATGAGTGAGGAAGAGTTAAGAGAGCATGGCTACGAACCATTTCAACTAAGAATTCTTCGATCTGATATAGGTGTGTATATGCAATCAGATGATGATCTTAATCAATTAGAACTAAGAATTGAAATGCAGAAAGAAAAGGTAGAATTTCTAGAATCAATTATTAAAAATCTTCCTGCAAGAGGTTATCAGATTAATGCAGCTATTTCGTGGGAGAAATTTAAGGTTGGTGCATGATCACAATTGAGAAACTCAACGACGTATACAACCGCGTATACTGCGAACCATCGATAGCTCAAGAGCTTGCCGATAGGTTTACGTTTGACGTTCCTGGAGCTCGTTTCTCCCCTCAATTTAAAAGGCGAATGTGGGATGGTAAGATAAGATTATTTTCTTCTGCAACAAGATTAATGTATAGAGGTTTAATTGAACAAACAATTGAGTTTGCAAAAGAACGTGGGTACGAAATAAAATATGATACACCGGAAGACTTCAGTGACTGGCCTTGGTCATTGAAAGAGTCTGATGAGTTTGCAAAGAAGTTAAAAACTCTCACTCTTACTCCTAAAGACTATCAATTAAATGCCTTTACGTTTGCCGTTAGAAAGCAAAGAGCACTTTTAGTATCACCTACTGCTTCAGGTAAATCATTAATAATCTATTTACTTTGTAGGTTTGTTAAACTACAGGCATCTGACAATCGAAAGGTACTAATAGTAGTACCAACTACCTCACTTGTTCATCAAATGTGCTCTGATTTTGAATCATACGGATTGAAAGAGGGTCTTGTACATAAAATATTTTCCGGTCAAGAAAAAATAACAGACGCACCTTTCGTAGTTACTACTTGGCAATCAATTTATCAGCTACCGCGAAAATGGTTCGAACAATTTAACTGCGTTATAGGTGATGAAGCGCACCTATTTAAAGCTAAAAGTCTAACATCTATTATGACCAAGCTAGTTGATTGCCCATTTAAATTTGGATTAACAGGTACGTTAGATGGATCACAAACTAATAAACTTGTTCTGGAAGGGCTTTTTGGCCCAGTAATGAAAGTTATATCAACCGCAGAGTTGATTGAAAACAAAGATGTGTCAGATCTAAAAATTAATGCTATTGTTCTTAATTATGACGAAGCTAGCAGAAAGCTAATGAAAGATGCTGATTATCAATCTGAAGCAGCGTTTCTAGCTAAAAACATAGATAGGAACCAATTTATCCGCAATCTCTCCTTATCTCTCAAAGGCAACACTCTGATACTATTTAAGACAATAGAACAAGGAGAGACCTTGTTCTCCGATATTAAAGCTACGTGCGAACATGATAAAGTCTTTTATGTTGATGGGTTAGTAAAAGGTGAGGAAAGGGAAGACATTAGACATGCAGTAGAAGATGAAAAAACTGCTATAATAGTTGCTTCTTATGGTACTTTTAGTACAGGTATAAATATTAAGAATTTACACAACATTATTTTTGCAAGCCCATCTAAGTCAAGAATTCGCACACTTCAATCTATAGGGCGCGGTCTTAGAAAAGGGGAATTCAAAACGTTTGCCACCCTTTACGATTTAGCCGATGATTTAAGTTGGAAGTCAAAAAAGAATTACACCCTTCTTCATTTTGCCGAAAGAATGAATTATTACAATGAAGAAAAGTTTAAATATAAAATACACACCATAAACATAGGTAAGCATATTGATATCAATAATTAAACTCGTTGACGGAACTGAAGTGTTGGGAGAAATTATTAATGATGATGAAATCAGTCTAATTGTTAAAGAGCCATTAAAGGTAATTCTTAGTTATGCTCGCCCGGGCGGGTTCCCTATTATTACTATGCACCGTTACTCTTTTTTTGATGATTGTGAAAGAGTAATATTTAAAAAAGCTCACGTTGTTACATACAATCAAGTAAAGAAAGGAGTTGATCTTTATTACATTAACTCCTTAAAAAATCAAAAAGAATTTGTTGATAAAGCCTTTAATGACAGTCTTGCGAGCATTACTTCCGAACTAATGGATGATGCCAACAGCGACAATCAACTATACAGAGCTCTTTTTGAACACGGGGTGTCTTCTAGCAAGCACTAAAGTTGAAGTAAAGTATTAACTATGTTATAATTGATCGTTATGAATGACTCAAACCACTACGTTGATAATAAGCAGCTATTAGCAGAGATAACTATTTACCGTGATAAGGTACAGGCGGCTAAAAAAGGTAATACAAACAAGCCCCCTATACCCGAATACATCGGTAAGTGTATGCTCATGATTGCTAATAGACTCTCTATGAAGCCAAACTTCATCAACTACTCTTATAGAGAGGAGATGATTTCCGATGGCATAGAAAACTGTATAAGTTATATTGATAACTTTGATCCTGCTAAATCAAACAATCCTTTTGCTTACTTCACACAAATAATTTATTTTGCTTTTCTTCGTCGTATACAAAAAGAGAAAAAGCAGTTATACATTAAGCATAAGACGATGGAAAACTCTCTAATTATGAATACGTTAGTTGAGCAGGGAGAAATGGATGATCAAGACTTTGTTCCTGCTCACATGGATACAGATAACGATAGTATTAGTGAATTTATTAGAGCATTTGAAGAAACGTTAGACAAGAAAAAGGTTAAACGTAAACGCGGGCTTGAAAACTTTATGGAAGAAGAAATAGATGCGGATAGCAATTCTGGGTGACACACATTTTGGTGCTAGAGGTGATAACGTAGTATTTCATAAACATTTTGAGCAATTCTACAAAGAAGTTTTTTTCCCTTACCTCGCCGAACACAATATTGATAACATTGTCCAATTAGGAGATGTATTTGATAGGCGAAAGTTTGTTAACTTTCAAACTTTGCAATACTGCAAAGATTATTTCTTCTGGGAGGCAAACTGTGCGTATAAAACATTCCTCTTAGTTGGTAATCATGATACGTACTATAAAAATACTAACGAGGTTAACTCTCTAGGTCTTCTATTAAACGAATACACAAACGTACAACAAATTCACAAACCAACCGAGCTAGAATTTAATGGTACAAGTATTCTTGCCGTTCCTTGGATATGCCCGGAAAATCATGCCGAGGTGCTTCAGGCTATGGAAGAAACAAAAGCACAAATAGTTATAGGGCATTTTGAAATACAAGGGTTTGAAATGCACAAAGGTGCGTTGAATGAAGACGGGCTTGATAGAAACATCTTTAGTAAATTTGACATGGTGCTGTCAGGCCACTTCCATCATAAGTCAACAAAAGGAAACATTACTTACGTCGGTACCCCGTACGAAATGACCTGGTCTGATTACGATGACCAAAAAGGATTTCATATTCTTGATACAGAAACGAGAGAGTTGGAGTTTATTCCAAATCCATTTATAATGTTTAAGAAGGTGTGGTATGATGACCTCAACAAAAGTATTACTGATGTAATTGTTGACGATTTTGAGCAATTTAAAAATACAATTGTTAAAGTTATTATTAAAAATAAAACGAACCCGCACTGGTTTGAAATGTTTATTGAAAAACTAGAGCGTGCTGGAGTAGTAGATATGCAGGTAGTTGAAGATCATCTTAATCTTAACTTAGAAGACGACGATGACATAGTGAATGAAGCAGAAGATACTCTTACTATACTTAACAAATACGTT